CGTTGACAATGGCGGGACCCGCCAACTATGTGTCTGCCCGTTGCCCAGGTGGCGGAATTGGTAGACGCGCTGGTTTCAGGTACCAGTGGTGAAAGCCGTGGAGGTTCGAGTCCTCTCCTGGGCACCAATCATTTTCTATGCTCCTGATTTGGCGCGACGTTTCGCGCTAGCTCCCGCACCGGACCTTGGGTGCGGGACTTTTTCGTTCTCGGCTTGTGCCGGCAGCAGGAGTTGCGCCGCGTCACGCGCCAGCCGCTTGCGGTCGGCGGTGCGCGTGTAGTGGTTCGCCATCTTGCCGGTGGTCCAGCCGAAGATCGCCATGAGCTGCCGTTCGGTCGCGCCGCGTTCGGCGGCACGGGTCGCACCGGCCTTGCGGAGCCCGTGCGCGGAGCCGGGACACTCGGCCTTGCCGCACACGTCCCGGAACCAATTTCCGAAGCTCTCTTTCTTCCACGGCTGGCCGTTCTCGTTCACCAAGTAGATCAAGTCGCCGGTCTTGGTCGCGGCGATCGACGCGGCGAGCGGCGACAGGATCGGGATCGACACCTGTATCCGTTCCTTGGCGCGCCGGTTCTGTTTCTCGGTCTCGATGGTGATCACACCGTCGCTGACGTGCTGCTTGCCAACTCGCACCGCGTCACCACGTCGTAGTCCGGTGTAGAGGAGGAGATCGAACGCCAGCCGCTCCCGCGTGCCGACCGGCCAGCGCGCTTCGAAGCGGTCCAACTCCTCCTTGGTCCAAGTGTGGAAGCCGTGGGCGTCGTTCTCGCCTGCCAAGAGCTTGATGCCTTTGGTCGGGTCGGCGGCGACGATCTTCTCCTCCACCGCCCAGGCGAAGAACCCGCGCATGGCCTTCAAGAAATTGTTGGCGGCATGTGGCTTCGCGGCGCGCCGCTCGCGCCCGGCGCGGATGGTGTCGGCGGTTATGTCCTTCACCGGGTCGCCGCCGGCCGTCTTGATCACCGCCTTGTAGATGTTCTCCCGCTGGCGCCGCGTAGCATTGGAGAACGCCGCCCAAGCCGAACTGTTACGGTAGCGGTCGAGCGCCCATTGCAAGGTGTTCGCCTTCGCGGCCTTGCTCGGCTTGGGCGCGCCTTCCAACGCCGCCCGGTACTCCGCCCAGAACTCCTCGGTGCCGTATTCGGCCCGGAGCCGGATGCGCGGGCCGTGGCCCTTGCGCACGTACCAATTCCGCCGGCCGTGGCGGGTCTCCTCGTGGTGCAGGTGGGGCGGGCGTGGTCGCGGCATGGTACACCTCACAGAACGATCTCTTTGGCGGGAACGGGTGCCGGTTCGGGCGGCGGCTCGCCGATCGGCACGAGCACAATCTTACCATCCTTTTCGATCTCGACCCGGACCTGCACACCGGCCGCGACCGCCGCCCGAAGGGCGCGGGTCACGGCCTCTTGCGTGAAGGTGCAGCGGGTCCGCGCCATTGCGTCACCACACCCGCAGCGGCGCCAACAACGCCTCCACCGCGCCGGGCAGCTTCGACACGCTGGCGTTCACCACCATGGTCTCCCGGAACTCGTACATGGTCCCGACCTGGCGCTTGATGGCGGTCAGGATCGGGGCGGGCACGCTGCCGACCGGCGGGCTGTCCGTGGTGACGTAGCCGGCCGTGAAGCGCACCACGACGTTCTCGGCCCGCTTGGCGATGCCGGGCCACGTCTTGCCGCTCTTGAGCACGATGCGCGCCTTGCCGAAGCCGCCGATGCCGACGACCTCGTAATCGTCGGCCGGGAACGTCTGCAACACGTCGGCCGTGTCGTAGTACTTCACGCTCTCGATCGAGATCAGCGGCGGCAGCGGCACCATGATTTGCCGGCCGCAGAACTCGGGAAGCCGCAGCTCCCAGGTCTGCGCCGCCAACGCCCGGCCGAGCCATCCCTCGCGGCCGTCAACATTCTGGATGGCCGCCGCGATGTAGCTCTCGATCAGCTCGTCGTCGTCGTCGAAATCGACCCGGAGGTGGGCCTTCGCCTGCTCCAAGGTGAGCACGGCGTCGTTGTCGGGACCTTCGATCAGGTAGAGCGGCATTGCCTATTCCTCCGCTGCGCTGCCGCCGCCGCGATCGGCGATCGGCCGGCCGGTCTGCTCGGGCTGCATGTTTGAGGGCGCGAGATAGGTTTCCGCCTCCGGGTCCGTGCGCGGGTTTGCCTTCTCGAATTTCCGCAATTCGTTGGCGTTGTAGACGCCGATCTCCCGGGCGATGCGGTACGCCTGAAACCGGGTGAGCATGTCGCCGCGCAACAGCAGGTCCGCGTCGATCTCCACCTCGTAGGAGCGCCGCGCCTGCGTCGACAGCAGGCTATGCTCGATCGTGCGCTCCCACTTGTTGAGCCACGGCATGATCGTGTGCGAGTAGAACCAGCGGCCGACCTCTTGAATGCTGGCGTTGTTGCCGCCCTGATAGTCGCCGATCACCGGACCCGGCACGCGATAGATGCGCGCGAGCTGCTCGACGGAGAAGCGCCTGCTTTCGAGCATTTGCGCGTCGTCGGGTGAGACGGAGATTTGCTGCCACTTCAAGCCTTCCTCAAGCACGGCGACCTCGCCGGCCTTGTCGGCGCCCGAATAGGTGGCCTTGAAGCTGTCCTTGAGGTTCTTGGTGGCTTCCTCGCCCAGGTGCTCCGGGTGCGAGAGAATGCCGGACATGCTGGCGCCGTTCTTGAAGGTCGACGCGGCGTAGCGTTCCGTCGCCATGGCCGCGCCGAACGTCTCGCGCGTCCGCGCTAGCCGGGATTTGCCGACCACGCCGTCGTCGCTGCGGTCCTTGAGGTGGAGCATTTCCTCCGGCAGCAGCCGGCGGGTGCCGCCTTCCGGCAGCGACACGTCGTAGGCGTACCGGCCGGTGCGCGGGATGCGGACCACGCTGACATGATCGGGATGGAAGGGCACCAGGCCGACGACCTGGCCCCGATTGTCGCGATTGATCTCGGCGTAGGCGTTGCCGCGCAAGAGGCAATGCGCGGTCAACATCTCGATGAACTCGGAGGCCGTCTGCCGCTCGTTGGGATCTCCGCTGAACAGCAGCGCCAGCGGGTGCGCCAGATCCGCGAGGCGGGACCCGTTGGCACCCTTGCGATAGATCAGCACCGGCAACATGCCGACCGTCTCGCTGATCACTTGGACGCAGGCGAACACGGTCGACAAGTTCTCCGCGAGGTACGGCGAGACGTAGGTGCCGGCGTCGGTGGCGAAGTCCGCGCCGGTACGCATAAGGTCCCAGCTCGTCGGCTGGGACCGCTTCTCCGTCGAGATCGTGGTCGCGTGCTGTTGCATGGTCACACCGTTTCCAGAAAGCGCCGCAGCGACCGCAGGCGCGGCGTCGGCGCGAATTTGATTTCAAAACTGCGGCGGGCGACCGACGTGTCGAGATAGGCCGGCTGCGCCGTGATCGTGACCTCGTGCAGGTCGACGTCGACCAACTCGCGCACCACCTTGTCGCCGCGCACCTCCCAGCGGTCCCCGCCGGCCGGCGTCGAGAAGGCAAAGCTCGCGCCGCGCACGTCGCCGCGCTCGACGCTGACCAACAGGTCGCGAGCTGCCGTGGTGTCCGGCACGTCGATCTCGAAGGCGAGACCCTTGTTATCCTCCGCCAGCTTGAGCGTGCCGGCGGAGCGCCGGCCGAGCACGAGCTGCGGCATGTGCTGCACGAGCGCGAGCGGGTCGCGATCGGTCGATAGTGTGCGCTTGAAGGCGCCGGGCAGGACGATCTCGGTGAAGCCGCCCAAGTCCTGCGAGGGCGCATTGAACACGGCGGCATAGCCGACAAGCCGGGGGGATTTTTTGTCCCCGCCGGCCCGCAGCTCGATCGCGACCCTGCGCTCGATCGTCATGCTCGTTACTCTCCTGCCGTCACCGGCATGTCGTCGGCGAAGGCGAAGCTCTCCGGGTGCCGCACCTGCACGTCTACGTCCCGCATGGCGCGGACCATGACGCGGCCCTTGGCGTAGGCGGTCGCCTCGTAGGGGTTCACGAGGATGTCGACGCCGGACCAGTAGCCGATCAAGAGCGACGACCAGTCGCCATAGATCACCGTGGCCGGGTTCGGCGTCGGCGGCGAGCCTTCGGTGTCGGGCGCACCCGGCAGCGCCGACGTGACGGCTGACATGTACCCGGCGAGCATCCCCGGCGCTTCCATCAGGAAGCCGGCGCTGCCGTCGTCGGCGACCTTCGTGGTGCTGCGGAGTTTCTTGACCGCATAGGCGTTGAGCGCCCAGCCAAGCGACCCGACAGCGGCGTCGGCGCCTTCGACGGCGGCGATGAACTCCAGCACCTTGTCCCACGAGATGGTCGCGGCCGTGATCTCGGTCACGCCGTCCGTCTCGACGATGCCGGTCGGCGTGTTGCTCGACCCGTCGCCCAACATCGCCTTGTTGTCGATCGCGCGGGCCACGATGGCGGCGAGATCATTGCGGACGATTTGCTCGATCGACGGCGAGGCATTCAGCAGCGTGCGCCGCGAATAGCTCGTCATGGCGCCGACCGTCTTGGGTGCGAGCGTCACGTCGTCGAAGCCGGGATCGGTTTCCGTGAGCGACCCGTCCTCGCCCACCCACTGCCCCGACGAGCTGCCGGTCTGGCGCGGAATGTCCACCGTGCCGATCAGGCCGTCGAGGATGGTGGCGCCAAGGCGTTCCGTCACCAGCGCCGACCGCAAGCGGTCGATGAACAGGTCGGAGCGATGCACGTTCGGCACCAGGTCCGCCGCCGTCGAGCCGACGAGAAGCGTGCGCTTCTCCTGTAGGAACACCTGATCGGGAACGGCGATGCCTTCGAAGGTGCGACCGCTGCGGCGGGCGACCTCCTGGCTGATCTCGTGCTCGAACCCGGCGTCGACACCGCCGCCGCCAACATCGCGCGGCAGCGCGGCGCGGATTGCCTTCACGATCGAGAAGTCGCGGGCGCGTTCCTCGAAAGCACCGTCGCCCAGGCGGCCGTGCACGATGGCCGGCGCGCTGCGCTCGGCATCGGCAAGGGCTTGGGCGCGGCCGATCTTCTTGTCGAGATCGGCGATCGTGTTCTTGAGGGTCACGAACTTGGTATCCTCGTCGGCCGTGAGATCGCGCTTCTCGGTCTCGGCCTTGTCGTTGATGGCCCGCATTTCGGCGACTGCCGCCGCGCGGGCCTCCTGCAGCTCATGGAGTTTCATAATAAGGGTCCTTCTGGCGGCGGCGCCGCCGCACGGGGAAAGCCGCGTCATCACGACGGGGCGGGTTCACGCACTTGTACTGAGTGGCGTCGGGTCCCCATGCCACCATGGTCCATGCCCGGACGCGGGCGGGAGCACGGGGACCCGTCACTGCGCAACGACCGCCGCCACGAAACGGTCGCCTAGGCTCTACTCGTCGACCTCCACCTTGCCCTCGTTCACGCTCTCGTCGGCGCGCTCGAAGGCGGTACGGAAGACGGTTTCAACATCGATCGAAAGGAAGACCGGTGCGGGCTCAAGCTCTTTGCGGACCAGGGCCATGCCGCTGGGCAATCCCGGATCGAAGTCAGCGAACCCAGCGTCGTCGCTGTCCGGCAGCGCCTTCGCCAATGCCGCACGCCGGCCGAGATTGCTTTCCCACAATGCGACGCAGCGCATATCCCATTTGTCGCCGTCATCGCTCGGATAGACATAGAGGCGACGGTTGACCCACATCATGGCCAGCGCGCCGGCCGGCATCTTCTCCGGCTCCTTCACGTTGAGCAGCTTCGGGAAGAAAGCCGTCATCACCTCGTTGGCGATCGCGGAGGCGGTCGGAACGTCCACGCCGAAGTTCACGAGCTGGCGCACGAGCGCCAAGATCGCGATGTCGATAAAGCTGTATTCGGTCCAGCCGCCTTCCTGTTGCGGCGTGTGGATTTTCACGAGGCCGCGCTGCAACCAGTTGCGGAGCGCCTTGGGCGTCGTGTTGATGGCGTACACCGCGTCCGAGAACCGGAGCTTGCGAGCCAAGGTCGCATTCATGACGAACGTTCTCCCGTGAGTACGTCCGAAACGCACTCCTAAGGGCGCGTTCGCGTCAAGGGGGATGTGCTCTTAGGGGGCGTTTTTGCCCAGACTACTCGTCGCCGAAATAGTATCGGGGCTGGCCAGTGCCGTATTCGTGCAAGTATCCCTTGTCGATATAGAAAACGGCTTTGCCGTCATAAGAATAGACGACGCCATCATCAATATACAACACGTTCTTGCCGTCGCTCAGACGGTAGATCGTGCCCTCGCTCTCGTAAAATTCTAGGCTCCCGCCGGCCGTTGGATGCAAGTGGCGTGTGCTCATGGCGATGGCCCCGGTTGCGTTGAGGTGCGGGTCCCGCATAATAGGCGCCGCGACCGGGCGTTGGAACCGCCCGGCCGCGACTTGACCCGACGCACTTGTAGGAGCGCGCCGTGCCCGCCTGGACTCCTAACAGCAAAAAACTGAGCGGCAAGCATCCTGCCCGTGTGTCCCCACACAACAGGAAGGATGCACCATGACTGCGGAAATCATCACGTTTGATGCCTTGCGACAAAAGACCTACCGCGCTCCGCCGCGCGCGACCGAACCCGACAACCGATCGCCGATCGCCAAGAATGAAGACCTGCGGCGCGCGCGGCGAGAGGCATGGCGCGCGGCCGATGCTCTCTCGAACTACTGGCGGGCGAGGCTCGACTTTTTCGACGCGGTGTCGCGCGCGCACCAACACGACTTGAAGGACGCGCGCGGCCACGCCAAAACCAGCCATGAGGATCGATGGGTGATTTTGGAAACCTATCGCGAAGCGATCGGCAAGCATCTGCTCACTCCCGCACCTGACATGGCCGCCGTCACGTGGAAGCGCCAGCAGCTCGGCAAGACGTATCTCGACGTGAAAAAAGAGCGGATCGAAAAGTCGATTGCAGATGATATCGCCTTCCTCGACGCGCACCCGACGAGGAACTCGCGCGCGAACAAACTGCGCAAGGGCGAGGCGCGGTCGCCGAGCCACTAGGCCACCTTCACGGCCACAAGCCCGCGCGTCTGATAGACACTCGGCTTCTTCGGGGCGACCTTCACGGCCGCCCCGATTGCCATTGTGGCAGCGATCAATCCGTCGATCCTGCCCGATGCCCGCTCCTTCACCAGCTTGCGCGCACCGGTAGGGTCCGACACCGTGACCGCGTTCGCCACGCACATGTCGAGCACCGGGTGCCCTGGGTGCCGCAGATCTCGCCGCAACACCGCCGTCTCCACCGCGTCGATCGCCGGTGCCATGTCGCGCCAGCCCTGGCCGAATTCCAGCAGCTCGATCTTCACGCCGGCCTCGTCCATCAACCGCCTGATCTCGTCGAGGCGCCAGCGGTCGGCCGCACAGAATTGCACGTCGTAGTCCTTGGTGAGCTCGCCCATGCGATGTACCACGAACCGCTTGTCGATCGCGCGGCCGGGCGTGGCCTCGATGAAGCCCTGCCGATGCCAGAGACGATAGGGAACGTGGTCGCGCCGCTCGGCCTCCTCAAGATTGTCGGCCGGCATCCAGAACCAGGCGCGGAGATCATGCGTCTGCGGAAACCATGCGGCGAGCGCGGTCAAGTCCGTCGTCGCGGAGAGATCGAGGCCGAGAATGCACCGCTGCTTTAGCAGCATTCCCTGCCCGAACAGGCCCGGCGTGTCGTCGTGCTGGCAGGCTCGCCAGTCGCGCGCATTCAGGAACCGCGCCGTGGCGTCGACCGGCTGGTTAAGATACAGCAGCCGGAACGATGGCTCCCGCGCCGGCAGCGCCTTCGCCTCGGCCGCCGCCGACCGCATTTCGTCGAGCGACCGAAAGTCGCCCAGCGCCGGATTGCAGGCGCGCCATGTTTCTTCGGCCCACGGGTCCGCGTCGTCGGGCGCGGAGTAGATGATCGGCAGGAACGTGTCGTCGACAATGGTCCCGTCGAGCACGCGCTGCCCGTACTGCACGACCTCACTCATGATGTGGTTCTTGTCGTGCGATTGCGTCGAGATCACCACGAACAGCGGCTCCGCTCGCGCCGCGCCGCCCGTGGTGAGGGCATCATAGAGATCGCGCTTCGGCCATTGCGCCAGTTCGTCCATGATCGCGAACGAGACATTGAGGCCGTGCGCCTTGCGGGCGTCCGACGACAACGCCTCGTAGGTGCTGCCGGTCTCAACGTCCTCCAAGGTCTTGGAGTGCTCGCGGATGATGATGCGCTTCATGAGCTTGTCGTCGGCGCGCACGAACGCGACCAGCTCTTTCAGGATCAGCGCCGCTTGCTTCCGATCGGCCGCCGCCGAATACACCTGGCCGCGCGGCTCCGCTTCCGGACCAACGAGGTGACACAGCGCCAGCGCCGCGGCGAGCTGCGTCTTGCCGTTCTTGCGCGGGATGGTGATCAGCACCTTGCGCTTGCGCCGGCGGCCGGCGTCGTCGGTCGCATAGATTGCTTCGATGATCCGCCATTGCCACTCCCGAATTAGGAACGGTTTTCCGGCGTGCACGCCGGACGTGATGGAGAGCGTTTGAATGAAGGCCCGTACCCGCTCGGCCCTTGTCAGGCCGGGCGCTTCCCAGGCCTTCGGACGCGGCGGGCGGCCCCGTTTTTTGCGTTGTATCGGCTGCGCTCCGATGCCCCTCAATCCCATGGTCTCAATCCAAGTAAGTGTGTTTTGAGGGTGGCCGCCGGTCCCGGAGCGATGGCGTCTCAGTGTTCGAACCCCCGCCGGGTCCGCCGGTAAACCAAGGGTGCGAAGGATCACGCGGCGACCCATCGGCGAAGCAGCCCTTGACCACGAGCATGCCTGCATTGCCGCGCTCGCCCGTGCTCGTCTCCTTCACCGCATGGTCATGCGCCTTGCACAACGACCGCAGGTTCCACAGTGCATCAGCGCCACCAGCACGGCGCGCCTTGATGTGGTCGACGGCATAGGCAGGCTGCCCGCACCCAGGCACGACGCAGGTGTAGAGATCACGCCGCAGTGCCGCCTTCCGCAGTAGCTGCCACGCCCGCGTCTTGTAGTACGGGTCCGCCTTCTTCATTGACCGGGTGCCGTCGCGTGCAGCTCGATCCCTTCGCGCCGGCCCAGCTCGCGCACCTCGCTTATGTCGTACACGTTGGCGGCGGGCGGGTCCTCGGGAGGCGAGCCGAGATCGACCTCGGGATAGATCACGCGGTCGAGCACCGTCAGGTCCGGCATGTAGCGCATGCGGAATACCGTCTTACGCTCGGACACCTCTTGCGCGGTCGCGAAGAACTCCCGGCCGCTTTGCTGCTCCACTTTCGCCCATACGGTCGCGATCGTGTTCCACGTCTCGATCGGCGAGCCGCTGGGGCTTACCTCGATTGTGGCGCGCTGGATCATTATTCGACGATCAAGATCACCGGCTCGCATGTCATGCCCTCCTGAGGAAGCCGTTTCGAGGCTCGGCCGTGGCCCAGGGCACCCCTCGGATAGCCCCTTGCGGCCTTTCCGCTTGCGCGAACCCCTCTTTCTGTAAATCTGTGTTCTTCGTGGTGCTCACCAAATTCACCGTTTTGGACCCTATCGGGCGGTGCGCTGTAGGCCCGCGCTTGATCCAGGTCCGCCATTCCGCAGACGCGATCTCGATCAGGTTCGGCAGGTGCTTCCGGCCGGGCACCGGGCGTTCCGTGATGGTGATGTGGCCGAGCCGCCGCCCCTCGTGCAGCGTCGTCTGCACCGTGGTCCGGCAGACGCCGGCCAGCGCCGCGATCTTGTCGATCGGCAGGTCGCATACTCCGTGGTGCTTCACCTCACCGGCGACGATGCAGAGAACCGCGCGCTGCCCCTCGGTGTAGTGGTGGCGCAACGTGTCGGGCAGTGCGCTCGATCCGCCGAGCCGCCGCCGCCGATCACGTGATGCCTTCCGATCGGGTGAGCGTGGCCGCTGGCGCGGCGTGAAGCGGCTCCCCAGCTGGCCGTGCAGCCGGCCCACCGGCTTCATGGTGACGGTTCCGGGCACGCTGGAATTCCGGCGGCCGAGCGGCCGGCGCTTGTCGATCGCGGAGTTGAGGAACGTCGCCTCGTCGTCGGCGATCTCGCCCTTCCCCCAATAGTGCCAAACCGCGCGGGCGATGTTGTCCAGCTCGTCGGGCGACTTCGCGGAGTTGATGTTGTCGTAGTAGGTCGACGCGGTGAGCGAGAGGGCGTTCATCGGGCGCCCCCTTCGTCCAGATGGCCAAGGGCATCAGCGCGCCCGGCTGCATCCTGCAGGGCGCGTATGAGATCAGGCAGGTGACGGACGGCGAGGCCGACCCCGTTCTTGCTCGGCCGGAATTCCCCGTTGGCGTCCGTGTACCAGACCCGCGCGTTGACGTAGGTCTGCCCCTTGAACTCGTCGAGGCTAACCCGGATGACATGGCCGGCGCTCTTGTGCCATTCGGCGATGATCACCGGCAGAGCGGTTGACGGGTTCGGGAGGCTCGAATTATTCCCTTGCTGGTTCAAAGGGGGCGTATTCGCCCGCACCGGAACGGAAGTATTTGAATGGCCGTCGGTATCGGCTACCCTCTCCTGGGCACCATCCCTCAAGGTCGTGCCTTGGCAGCACTGTCCCCGTGGACCGGGAGACGATTTGCGGCGGGCTGGGAAACCGGCAGCCTGAAGCGAAAAGAATAGGTCACACCGCGTCGCG